TCTCCACGAGCCCGGTCTTGCCATCGGCGGTCCTGGCCTGGATATAGAAGCGCCAGTCCGACCGCAGCACCGTCTCGAAGGTGGCGCCGGTCGGACCCAGACGCTCCCGCAGTTCCTTCAGCGTGCGCGCGGCGGACCGCTCGGAGCGGTAGTTGAACAGCTTCTGGGTGCGTTTGCGGGGCATGCGGGTCTCCCTTCGTGATGCGCCTTTGTAGCACACCACGCTTTCTTTGTCAACGGTTAGGCTGCAACGCGTTGCATTTGCTTCGCAGCAACCTTGGTCGGCGTGAACGGGACGTATTCCTTTTTCTCCTTCACCGCGCCGAACTTGCCTGCACTCCAGGCGTAGGTGTTCGACAGCCACATGCCGCGCGCTTCGACGCCGACGTGCCGGTTGATGACCACCACGCGGCCCGAGCGGTGCATGAAGCCCAGCTTGTTGTCCGACCCGATGGCCCGGCCCAGCATCTTCTGGAACTCCGGTTGGAACAACAGGCTAGGGTCTCGATCCATCAGCGGACGCAGGGTGAACTCGATCAGGTGCCACGTGTCGGACATTTCCGGCCGCACCGTCTTCACGTCCAGCACGCCGTTGTGCGACAGCACCCACTGATCCGTCACCTTGTAGGGGTGGCAGTTGGCCATGTTGATCTCGCCATGGGTGCGCCAGCGGAAGTGCAGCACCGCCTCGCGGCCCCGCACGTGTTTCTCGTAGATGGCGGCGATTTCCTTCGGGCCACCCAGGGTCCGCACGGTCTTCACCTTGCCCTTCTCTGCATAGGCCACGCCGAAGCCGTCGCCGTTTTTCTGGTAGATGTCCGCGATCATGTTGCGGGACAGGTCGCCCTCGGCGGTGTGGTGGATGAGTAGGCACATGGGGCGATCTCCTGGCATCTCGTGTTGATGCAAGGAATGTATCATGCTACCTATGTTTTGTCAAGGAATATCGTCCCCCAGCGGAGGATCGTGGGCCGGTAGGGGGTTGATTTCGTTGATTAAGGCAAGCCTGTGCTCACACGTGATGAGGGGCGTTATCGCGTGGGAGGCTTGGCGCGGATGGCAAGTATCAGTCTCGTTAGGATGCCGTTCGCGTGCTGCACCTCGGGCTTGCTCAGCGCGACGGGATGATCCTCGCATTCCTCCGAGACCAGATTTTCGATTGCGTCCTGTTCGTCCTCCCGGATCACCGGCTCGGCCACGGCGAGGGCGGCGATGGCGCGACGCCGCCAAATGCCCTTGCCCCAATCGTTTATCTCGTTCCACTGGAGGAGGCCGGACATTTCGGCCATAGCCGTCGCCATCCGCTCCACCAGGGCCGCCCTCTCAGCGTCCGTCATGTTCATCTCCTGTTCCGGTAACACGCGGTAATCCCGAATGATCGAGTCTCAGCCCTCCGGCGGCAGCGTGTCTTCGAAGGTCTCGTGCTGTTCGCCCCGCAGCCTGATGCGGTCGCCGTTCTCACAGGAGAGCATGCGCAGCCGCAGCGGGATGTTGTTGCCTGGGCCAAGCTGGTTTGCCAGCCACCCCACGCAATGCGCGTCGTGGGTTTCATGGCAAGCCATGGCCCCGCGCTCCACAAACAATTCGCCGGGCCGGGCAATGGTCGACTCCAGCGCCTTGTGCTTGTCGACGCAGTAGCCGTTCGGGATTTCGTGGGGGTCGACGCCTACCAGCCAGGGACAGTGGCGGCACTGAGCCGTTCGTTTAAGTCGCCAACCCATATTCGTTCCTCATTCATCTCCGGCGGCGGGGCGGGATCGCACCATTGTCCTCCCGCCCCTTGCCTGCTTGGAGCAAGTCCGGCCGCAGCGTCGCACGCTCCAGTGGCACCCCCGACAAGGGGTGTGGTTCCACCGTCACGCCGTCGCCAGCGGCCTCCGCCGACGTTCCATAGCTTAGCCCGTTCTATGACAGCCTTGCGGCTACCCCTACCCGGGCGGGCGTCACACGCAGCTACAGCGGTCAACCCTGCACGTCGCAGCAGGGCTCAAGGACCCCGGGAGGGGTGCGTCTCCCTGGCAGCTTGTGCCGCCGGGGGTATTGTATCAGGCGGTGCCCGTGGCCTCCGTGGTCGGCGTGGCCGGGGGAGGCACCGCGTGGCCGTTCAGTTCCACCTGCCGGGCGCGGATGACCTCCCACCGGGCCGCTAGACCGTGGACGGCGCCCATGGTGAACGGACCATTGCGGGAGTGCTTGTGGCCCTCCGAGTTGAACACCTCTGCGATGGCCTGGAACGTCAGGCCCGCATCGCGCATCGCCATGACACGCGGCCCCAGGAGGCGTGCGTTGTCGTCGGCCTTCAGCGAGACGTGCATGTGCGCCTTGCGCATGTTCGCCTGCAACGCGGCCAGCGTGGGTGCATTGTGGTCGGCGGTCGGCACCACTGTGTCGACTTTCGTCTGTTTGGAGGGCTTAGTCGCCGCCTCCTGCAACGTGCCCAGCCGCTTGAGGGTCAGGGTCTCGTTGCCCATGGTGAGGGTCAGATCGGCGCCCACTTCGACGCCCGCAGGCAGAGCGCGCAGCATGCGGTCGATCATGCTTTCCGCCTTGGCCTGCGTGGTGGCAAGGTCATGAGACCCATCCATCGGCCAGGAAATGCGGAAGTTCAAGGTGAGGTTGCGTTGGCTGGGCACCGTCATAGTCCTTGTGCTTGTTGTTGGTGCGCCCTTTCTAGCTTGCCACCGAAGTTAAGTCAAGCATGATCGTGTGCAACGCGTTGCATTGCTGTGCGGCAGGTCTATCCTACTGCCAGTGCACGCAGAGGTATCCGGGCGTTACTTCGACGCGACCGTGCCGGCCGGAACCTTTGACGACGGGGGGCGCACCCGCTCGCGCAGCACGGGCGGCGGAGAGGCGGCGGGCACTTCCGCCACCGGCGGGTCGGCCTCACCCTGGTCCTCGATCTCCTCGTCGACCTCCTCCGGCTGCGGCTGCTGCTTGTCGCGCACGCGCTGGCGAAGACTGGTCGGACGGCTGGAACCCTTCGGACGGTTCTCCGCCTTGGGCCGCGCCATGGTGAACGCCGAGCGCAAAGGGTTGCCAGCCTCGTCCATCGAGTGCGTGCCGGCGCGGATCATCGGGTGCTTGGAGGCCGCGAACGCCGCACCGGCCACCGCATCGCCGCAGTCTTTGCCACCCCGGGGCGGGTGATCCACCTTGTTCTTGTGGGCCAGCCATTCAAGCTGGAGCAGTTCCTGCTTGAGGATGTCGTGGTCCGGCAGCAGGATGCGGCCGTCGTAGAGCATGGTGCGGAACGCCTCGTAGCCCTCGGGCGTGCGGTCGACCGACACAGGCACCGAGCGCACCCCGGCCTTGCGCAGTATCTGCATGCTCTCGCGCGACTGGAAGCCGTCGAAACTGATCTGCACCACGTTGAGGTTGTAGCGTTCGATGATCCGCAGCAGCCAGTTGCGCAGGTCGGCGATCTGAAGTTCGTGCTGGGGGTCGGGTTTGATGGCGAGCACCAGTTCGGCCGCGAACTTCGGCAGTCGTTCGCCGCGCACTGTCTCGTATCCGTCGTGACGCACCATCGCCACGCCGCACCGGTCGGAAACCACCGCGAGGTCGATGTGGATGAAACGCAGTGCCTTGGGGTTGTGGGGGCGCCAATGGTCCGGCAGCGAAGGCAGGTCACCTTCCGCCAGGACAACCTCCTCCGGCAGCGGAAACGGCTTGAGGTGGTCGGTGCGACCCATTTCGATGGCGTCGATGATGCGGTCGCGCTGGGCGATGAAGGGGCGGATCGCGTCGGTGGCAATGCCGATCACGTCCCGCATGGCCGACTCGGCGTCGCGCTTGAAGTCCGGCAGATACTCGATCGGGACCATCTCGACTTCGCCCTCGACCGGGAAGTGCTGCCCCGGGACCTCGTGCTCCTTCAGGACCCTGGTCGGCCAGCGATCGGTGCCGACCAACAGGCGGAACTTCTCCCCCGTGTAGCGTTCCTCCGGTGTGACCTCATACTGCTTCTTGCGCAGCACCAGTGTGTTCTTCTCGCCGGTATCGGCGATCTCCTGGATGCGTCGGTCAAGGAAGTCTCCACGGTAGCGGGTCGAGGACAGCACGCACAGGGCGCCGGGGGAGACGCCTCGGGTGATGAAGCGCGACTTCCGGCGGCGGCTGAGGTTGCGGTAGGTCGTCTCGGCTTGGTCGAACAGGCCGCCGGACCCGTGTGGAGTCATGACGGTCTTCGACTTCTCCACGCGGGCCATGAAGTTGACCTCGTCGAGGATGCCCGAGATGACCGCCTGCCCGACCATCGCCTGGACGCTGGCCAGCGCCGGCACGACGGTGATGTTCTGGCCGATGTTGAGGCTGGCTTCCAACTGCTTGTTGTATTCGACGAAGCGGTCGGTGAACTTCATGTTGAGAAACATATCGCGGAACGGCTTGTAGATGACTCGATTGGTGACCTTGGTCGACACGCTGGAGAACATGAATACAAGTGGAGTCGCCCGCGACAAATTGAACAATTCCTGCGGCCAGTCAAAACATAGAAGGAAGTAGAGTTGATAGGCTTGCGTCACGTGAGCGAAGGCGGTGTTGTGCGTCGGCACCATGGCCTCGCCCGCGAGATACAAGCTGGACGGGCTGTCCACCGTGATGCAGCGCACCGGAACGGAAGGGATTGGTTCGACCGCCTCGACCATGCGCCAGGACGCGTGACTAGTCTGCTTAACCCCGGAACGAAGGCCCTGATACTCGCGCTTACGCTGCAGCCGGAAAACCGGCGGCTCTTGGCTGGGCGTCCAGTCCACATCCCATGTCGGGCTGATGACGACACCGCGCAGCTTGGCGTTGAACTTGCGGATCGTCGGCTTCCACCCCAGCGAGCGCACAAGCTCCAGCACCCCACGCGCCAGATGCTCGTTGGTGTTGGAGAAGGTGCACCGTCCGGTTGGCTTATCGACGGTGCCGTCCGAGTCCATCAACCCCTGCAGAAGGGCCAGACGCTGCTCGAACGACGCACGCATGAGCACGGGCGGGATGTGCTTGTTCCCCAGCAGCCCCAGGCGATCGAGTGTTTTGCGCAGGCCGTGCACGGTATGTGGGGCAAGCCGGCCCCCGGCATAGTTCTGCTTGGTGACCGAGTTGTGCCTCTTGATCTGGTCGATAATGGCGAGATCGTTGTCGCTGACCCAGACGTAGGCACTATCGGCGCTTCCATCGCCAAGCCATACCCCGAGGGTATATGGGTCGATCCCCAGGTCGTATACGTCGGTGCCTTCCAGCGGCCCCGCGATGGGGATGGCATGTCTCTGGTCAAGCGTGCGGTGGATCGTCTCGGTATCCACGATGCTCCACGGCTTGCCGGCGCTGCGGCCCTTGGAGTGGTTGGCGCGCTGCGACCGCGTGCTGGTGCGCCAGCGGTGCTCCCCGTCCGCGATGATGGAGGTGCCGTCCGAGAACCGCACCCGGTAACACGGGCGCCCCAGCATGACAGGGTGGGCCTTGGTGACCCGGCAAATATTGCCGTTCTCGTCGTAGACCTCGTCTCCGTCCTTCAGGTCGCCCATGGCAGCCCAGCCGGTCGGTGTCGGGATCGGCGTGTCCAGGGCGAGGGCCTTGCCCCAACCCGTCGCGCCGCCAAGCAATACTTCGTTGACCGGCTCGACCCCGACCAACTGGTCGCCGTTCGCCCGGCGAATGTCCTCGCGCAGCTTGGGCCAGACCTCCATCTGCGGGCCGAGGAAGTCGTCACCCTCCACGAACTCGTCGATGGGGACCGGCACGCGCTTCATCTTCTGGATGGCCTTGAGGAAGGCCGGGTTGTTGTGGTCGGCAAGCTGGGTGAAGCCGTGCTTCATGATCTCGCCCAGGCGCTTCTCGCCGTGGGCGATGGCATGTGCGTAGACCCGTTCTGCCCGTTTCAGCAGGGCTGCCTTCTTGGCCTCGTCGATCACAGCACGCGCACCATGTCGCCCATCGCTTCCTGCGCCGCGTGCTCCTCGGTCGCAGCATCATCCATGACGACGTCGCCGTGGTCGTCGAGCACCGCTTCGATCAGCGCGTTGAGCTTGTTGGCCTGCCGACTGCTGTTGTCTTCGACCGCATCCTGCGGTTTGAACGGTGCCGCCGCCCAGAACCCGGACACGCCGAGGAACTTCTGGCGGTCTCCGGCAGCGGCAAGAGCCGTCTGCAGCGCGATCAAACGGTGATGCAGGGAGGCGCCGGTCTGGTCGGCCATCTTCAGCGCAGTGCCCTGCACCTCGTCGTAGAAGGCCATGGTCTTGCCCGCCACCTCGTAGCGGTTCAAATGTTGCGCCTCGAAGGCCACGCGCTTCATGAGGTCGTTGCGCAGCTTGTAGATTTCCGTGACCGGCATCTGAAGCTGCGCGGCGATGACGTCGAGCGGCAGGTTGCGCATCAGCATGCGGTGAAGCACCCGCATCTGGTATTCACGGATATAGCCCGGACTCGACGCCCTGATCTGGCGCATGCGCTCGGCCGGCGAGATATTGGCGTCGGGCATGTCTGGGGGTGTCGCTGGCGGCGTTCCCGGGCGGAAGCCGCCACGACGGCGCAGGTGTAGAGGCGGTGCAACGGGTTGCACGGTCTCCATGTCCAAGGGCGGGGGAGGGGCGGGGGGGGTAGGAACCTGCCCGTCTTCGATCTCCTGCACCATGCGATCCATCTCCTCCAGAACCGGCGGAGGCTCAGGGAACACCCGCTCTAGGTCATACGGTCTCTGCTCGGCTATCGAGTCGAGCAGTTCCTTATCAATAGCGTCAATCGGTCCCGCAAGTGTAGCCCTGTCACGCGCGCCTGGGTCGGCGAGATTGGTCGTGATAACCCATGGGAGGTGCGCGAAAGGTTTCTTGGACCCACGCGGTTTCTCCATGTTGCGGCCCAGGCTGTCCCGTTTGACTCCATCCTTGGCCGGCGGTCCCGGCGAGGGGCTAGGGGGCTTTGCGGGCAACGATGCCCCCGAAATTCATCTCTCGATACAGCCACTCCCACCGCGCGCCGACCCCATTGAGTGCGGCGGTCAGGTGCTCCGGCGCCCAGGGCCACATCGCATTGGCCAGCGCCCGACTCTTGGCCTCGATCTCCCCCAGGCTGTAGGTGGTGCGACGGAACCGCATGTAGGTCCGCTGCATCACCTCTTCGACCACGGGGTCGGTCAACGCGAACTTCTCGAACACGAACATCAGGCCGCCCGGAGCCAGGGCATCCCAGGTCTGGCGGAGCAGCAGCATTCGCTGGGTCAGGTCCGGCAGGAACTGCAGCGTCCAGGCGAAGATCGCCACCGAGACCCTTCCCGGCTTGAGTTCTTCCGGCAGACCTTTGTTCAAGTCGTGCACAAAGAGGCCCGACACGTCGAACGGGTCCAGCCGGCGACGGGCCTGGGCCAACATGGGCTCCGACACATCGACACCGTAGTGGTAGAGCAGCGGGTTGCGGGAGTAGGCGACCACCGTCTCCAGCCCCTTGCCGGTCGAGACGCCGAAGTCCCACACCTGGGTGTAGTCCGGCAGCGAGGCGGTCTCCACGAGGGCGCCCATCAGGTCGTGGGCCTGTTGGTAGCCAGGGATCGACCGCACCGCCATGTCGTCGAAGACGTCCGCCACCGCCCCGTCGAATTCGAACCGATCGGGGTTGGTCGGATAGTGGGGTATCCCCGTGGACGTGCTTGGGACGGTCATAGGACGCCTCCTAGGTGTTTGCGCAGGTCGACCCCTACCCGGGCTGAGAAGGCATCCAGGGCCTCCTGTGCGCGGCCTAGGCGCTCGCCATCGCGATAGGGCAGGTCGAACTCGTGGACGACCGCCTTGGCCAGCACGGCCGGGTTCAGCCGGCGGGGGAAGCGGGCCTGGAACCAGACGTAGTTCTTGTTGCTAACGACCTTGGTCTCGGTGAAGAAGGTCTTCAGCAGCGCGTCCACTTCCCTAGCCGAGTGCGCCTTCTGGACCTTGGGTGCGATACCCACGTTGCCCAGGGTGATGTTCGGCTCGTAGTCGAGCAGGAAGGTGGATGGCGCCGGCAGGTGATGGCCGTCCGGGTCGGTGCGGTTCTTCAGGTAGTTCACCGACGACGTGTTCTCTGGCGCCCGGCACTGCCCGACGATCTGGCCGCCGAAGTGGCACAGGGCATGGCAGACCGCGAGCACACACAGCCGGTCGAAGTGGAAGGGCACGCTGTTCAGCACGGCCGACAGGATCACGGAAGTGTAGCGATGGTCGCGCACCTCGGCCAGGAACTGGTCGGTGACCTTGCGTGCCAGGACGAGACTGGGCAGGTCCTTGCGCTCGCCGTCCCCAACCTCATTGCGCCAGTCGCAGGGGTAGGGCTCCCACTCGGAGCAGACGATCCCCTTCTGCTCCAGCAGCGGCTTGACCCGGCGATGGCCGGCGCCGAAGTCGCAGACGGTCTCGCCATACTTGGCCCGGAAGCTGTTCCAGAACCGCTCGCTCTCGTCGAGGTCTTCGCGGGCAGACTTGGCCTTCCAGTCGTTGACCAGAATGCGCCAGGACTGCGGCAGGTCGGTGACCTTGTTCTCCTGGCGGCGATAGGCCCCCCAGCGCAGCAGGTCGGCGTATTGCTTCTCGACGGTGAACTTCATCGAGACGAGGTTCAGCAGCAGGTCGGCAAGCTCGGCCTCCTCGGCCGACAGGCGGATCGCGGGGAAGGTCTCGGGCCAGTTGCCGGTGCGCACCAGGGTCGTCTTGATCTCCCCCAGCGCCATCAGGCGGAAGGAGCCGTTGACCACCTTGCCTTCGGGGTTGAGCACCACGGGCATATGAATGCCCAGGTGCTGGATTTTGCGACAGATGCCGACCGCGTTGGTCTCGAACTGGCGGGTCAGGCCCTGCATGAGGGTGTCGACCGGCACCTGCTCGGGGGTCATGCACCGGTAGAAATCGGGGGCGTTCGGGTCCTTGTCGGGCACCGCGTCGAGCAGCGCCTGCAACCGGTCGATGGGCAGCGACCGCGAGATCGTGGTGCTGGTGTCGGTCGACCGCATGTCATTCGTAGTGCGGTTGAATAGGATATTTATCCCCTTCAGCTTGTTCTCGGGGACGTCGATGAACACGACCGGGACCTTGGTGCAGCCCAGGTTCTTGGCCACGGTCAGGCGCTGGTGGCCGGACAGAAGGTGGCCGTTCGGCAATGCATAGAGGGGCAGGATGAAGCCCAGCTTGCGCAGGCTGAGGGTCAACAGGTCGAGGCGATCCGGGTCGGCCTCGCGCGGGTTGTAGGCTGCCGCCTCTACCCGCTCCAGCGGAACCAGTTCGGCCTGGATCATGCGCTGGCCCCCTGGTCGTCGAAGACCTGTTGGCCGTTCTCGCTGGCGCGGCCGGCGGCGGCCAACTGGGTCCGGCGACGCTTGGCTGCCCCCAGGCCCATGCGCTCGGCTAGATCGTCCAGCAGCGCGTCGATGTCCTGACTGTGCCGCTGGCGAAGCTGGTCCATCCAGACGTCGTAGTCCTCGCGCAGGACGTAGAACGCGACGTCGGCGATCGAGATGCGCACGCTCTGCTGGTCACGGTGGGCGCCCAGGCTGCTGCCGCGATCCGACGCGCTAGAGACGCCGTCATGGGCCTGCTCGGTCAGACAGTCGCCCGACACGATGTTGGTCAAGCAGTCCACCTCCTCCTGCGTCCAGCCGAACGGGGTCAGGGCGATGCCGGACTCGACCAAGGCAGACACCTCGGTGCTCAGCTTGTCGAAGTCCA